GGTGCCGCCACTGCTGGCCAACCACCCCCTGACTGACCCCATCCCATTCCAGAATCAGGAAGGCACACCCACGTGGCCCGGATCAGGACGATCAAGCCGGAGTTCTTCACCTCGCTGACCGTCGCCAGCCTGCCAGTCGAGGCCCGGCTGACCTTCATCGGGCTGTGGACGCACGTTGACGACGAGGGCCGCTGCGTCGATGACGCCCGGCTCATCAAAGCCGCCATCTGGCCCCTCGACGACCGGCTCGCCAGCGACGTCGAGCTCGACCTCAGAGCACTCAGTGAGTCCTCACTGATCCGTCGGTACAAGGTCGGTGAGCGCTCCTACCTAGCCATCACCAACTGGCGTGAGCACCAGAAAATCAACCGCCCGACGCGCAGCAAGCTCCCCGCACCGCCTCCCGTGGACAACGGTGTGGACAGCGCCGCCACCAGCACGGACGACCTGGCCCTACCAGCGGAAAAGGCCAGTCACCACGAACTCACTGACAACTCACTGAGCCCTCACGACACCGTCACGGACGACTCACCCCTGGAAAGGAACAGGGAACAGGGAACAGGGAACAGGGGGGAGCGCGAGGGGAACGCGCCGCAAGCCGCGCCCCGCGAACCCAAGGGCACCCGCATCCCCGACGACTTCGAAGTCACCCCCGCCATGAGAGCGTGGTTCCGCGAACACTGCCCCGGCGTCGACGGCCCCACCGAAACCGCCAAGTTCCGCGACTACTGGCGCGCCCAACCCGGCGCGAAGGGCCGCCGCACCGACTGGGAGGCCACCTGGCGCAACTGGATGCGCAAGGCCGCCGAAGACACCCGCCGCCGCCCAACAACCCCCGCCATCGCCACCGGCGCCAACCGGCACATCGACCGCCGCGACGACAACCCGTTCCGCGGCGGCGCCAACGCCACCTACGCCAGCACCACCGGAGGCACCCGATGATCACCCTCAAGGCTGGGCTCGGGCCGTGGCAAGACCTCGCCGCCCGCCGACACATCGACCTCAGCCGCGCCGACCAGCTCCTCGCCGACGCCGAAGCCGCCGAACACGCAGCCCGGCTCGCCCGACAGGCCGCCAACCGGGCCGCCGCCTACCTCCGCCGCCGGCCCAGCAGATACGCCACCGCCAGCTACGACACCCTCCGCCCCGACCAAGACCCCGGCGGGCGGATCCGCCGCTGGTGGGACCACGGCCCCCGCGCCCTACTCCTCGCCGGACCCAGCCGCACCGGCAAGACCACCGCCGCCTACGCCATCGCCAACGACGTCCACACCCGGGGCACCTGGGTCATGGCATGGACCGCGGCCGACCTGTCCGCCGCCCTCAAACCCGACTCCGGTGCTCCTCTCACCTACGACTACGCCACCACCTGCGACCTGCTCATCCTCGACGACCTCGGACGGGAGCGGGTCACCGACTGGTGGCTGGAGCAGCTCCAACGCATCGTCGACCACCGCTGTGCCAACGGGCGCCGCCTGGTCGTCACCACCAACAGCGGACCATCCGCCGACGCCGCCTACGACGCCCTCGTACAGCGCTACGGCCACCCGGTCGTGGAGCGGCTGATCGACGACGGCGGCGTAGTCGTCCTCGACGGGCCCGCCGTGCGGCAGGTGGTGACCGACTGGTGACACACCGACACCTCACCCCGCGCGAACGAGCCGCCCAGGCCGCCGCAGCCGCCGCCATAGCCCGCGCACGAGCCCGAGCCGGACTCAACCCACCCAACACACCCGACAAGCCCTACCCGCCCGGCTACGACCCCCACAACTGGCCACCCACACCCGCCGCCTGGCGCGACCGCTGCCAACAGATCCGCCAACAGATCGACGAGGAGAAGACCATGCCTGGGATTGACCACCGTCAGACAGCCGCCGCAATCATGCGCCACGCCGCCGTCGACGTCGACGGCGACACCATCCGCAACTGGCTCCACCGCCGCCACGCCACCACGACCGCCGACGACGTCCAGACGGTCGCCGACCTCATCTCCACCGGCCGCATCACCGTCACCTGGCCCGGCAACACCGACGACGGCAGCAGCACCGCGGCCGGCCCCGGTTCCCCGTCGCGCGCGCACGGTGACGAGCGGCCCACCGACGAGGTCCGGCGGCTGCGCGCCGAGCGCGACGAGCTGACCAGCCGGGTCGCAACCCTGCGACAGATCGCCGAGGAGGCCGCGGCCCTCGCCGACAAGGCCCCGCCGCGGCGCACCGACGCCGAACTCGCCGGCATCGTCGCCAACGCCCTCCGCCCGCACAGCGACGAACACGGGCTCCTCGCGCTCCTCACCGCCGACACCGCAGCCCAGATCGCCGTCCAAGCCCTCGCCGACGCCTGGGCCCTCGGCCCCGGCGGACACTGCACGCAGTGCGGCGAAGCCCTCCCGCGCGCCACCGGCGACCCGGCCCCACGCTGTAGCACCTGCTGGCCCGCCGTCGAGGACGTCTGCCGATGACCCGCAGCACGCCCGGGTACGACCGGCACCAGCCGACCCGCACCCGCAACGGCAACCGATGCGCGCACGACGAGCAGCCGTGGCCCTGCGATGTCGCCACCGCCTACCAGGCCGGCCGGACAGCCGCGCTGACCGAGATCGGCCATCAGATGGGCGGCGGCCGGCTCCGCACCGAGCGACGGTACTGGCACCGCGGATCCGGCGAACTCCGCCGCCAGCTCCGGGCCGACGAGCAGCACGACATGAGCGAGTGGGAGGTGGTGGGGCGGACGGTCTGGATCGGCCCGTGGCAACCCGTCGGGAGGGACGACCGATGACCGCCGCCCGTCCGCTACCGACCGGTGACGAGCGCGACGCCCGCTGGCGGGCGATCTCACTCACCAGGCCCGGCTACGCCACCTGGCCCGACACCGCCCCCGGCAACCCATCCTGGTGGGCCCGACACCCCGCCGTACCGCCGCCGTCCCCGTCCTGGGCCCGGTCTGTCGACCGCCCGCGGCCCGTCGGGCAGATCGCCGCCGACCCGCCGCTACCGCCGATCACCGGCCCCACACCAGGCGAGGCCGTCGCCCCGTACGCCGGGGACGCGATGAGCATCGTGTGGCGCGACAAGCGCCGCTGGCGCCGCTGGCGCCGCGTCCTTCGCCGCTGGTGGCGCGTCCTCACCACCACCCGCCGCTGACCCACCGCCGGCCGCGCCCACCACCGGGCGCGGCCGGCACACGAACGAGGAGCACCGTTGCAGCACCCGATCCACCTCCACGCCCGCGCCGCCATCTGGTCACTCCACCTGGCCCGGACCACCCTCGCCAGCTACGTCCACCGCGAAGCCGCCACCGACGACGACGGGGTGCTCGCCGCCGCCCCGACGCTCCGATCCCCGCTGTGGGGCACCCGACACGTCCTCGGCGACCACGGCGACCCCGTCGGCACCGTCGTCCTGGTCGCCGAGCCCCAGGAGGCCGCCACGTGGGCCGACCTCGACCGCCGGCTCACCGGCCGGCTCACCTGGCTCGCCGACCAGGTCGGCGCCGACCCGGGCCCCGACCCGCTCGCCCGCCTCCAGACCGCGCTGCCCCGTCTCCAACCCGGCACCGTCGCCGTCATCGTCCGCCACCTCCAGGACGAGGACCGCTGGGTACGCGCCGCCCTGCGACTCGACCCGCCCGGCGAGCTGCTCGCCGGCACCGAGTGCCCGGTCTGCGGGGCCCGACCGCTGAGGCTGCTGCCGACTGGCCGTCACCACGGTGTCGTCGTCTGCGGGGCGCGGTGCCGCTGTGCCGGGCAGGGGTGCCGGTGCCGGATGCCGGTCGTGGTGGAGGGTGCGGCGCACGTGTGGGCGACGGTGGCGGCGGCGACGGCCGCATGACGCCCGCTTACAGCGTCCGGGTGTCCGATTTGGGAACACCATAATGACACTTATGGTGTGGTGCACCGGGGTGCGTACCCTGGGCGGCATGATCCGCGTCCTCGACGAGGAGTACGGGACGGCGGCCGAGCTGGCCGCCGTCCTCGGCCCCGACGTCACCCCGGCGATGATCCGACGCTGGGCCGACCGCGCCGGACTCCCCGCCTACCGAGACGGCCGCACCGTCCTGTATCCCCTCGCACGCGCCGCCGAGATCGACCGCTCCGTGCGGCGCTCCGCCCGGGGCAGGCCGCGTCGAGTTGCCCCGGCCGCGCCCCGCGCGGCATGATTTGTTCACACGCCGCGTAGGTGGCGTGTGCCCGCAGCCCGGTAGAGCCGCCCGCTCCCGGGCTGTTGTCGTCTCCGGACCGGCTGACGGCGCGGGTGGCGGGGGGATGCGTGCGCGGCTGGACGTGGTGGCCCAGCCGCGCACACCCCGGGCGAGGGCCCGCTCGCCGCGCCCGGGACCGGCCCCCGCGCCCGGTGGAGGTGAACCATGGGACGGCCTGTCACCCAGGAGGACCACGACCGGGTCAGAGAGCTGCACGCCCGCGGCCTAAGCCGCAACGCCATCGCCGCGGCGATGGGCCGCTCAGGCCGGACCGTCAGCCGGATCGCCGCCCGGCTCGGCCTGGGCTTCGACCGTGAACAGGTGAGAGCCGCCACCGAGGCCAAGAAAGCGGACGCCCGCGCGCGCCGCACCCAGCTCGCCCTGGCCCTGCTCGACGACGTTGACCAGCTCCGCGCCCGCCTGCACGTGCCCTACGTCGTCTACCAGTTCGACCGCGAGGGCAACCTCGTTACCGGAGTCCTCGACCGGCCCCCGGCCCGCGACCAGCGGGATCTGATGATGGCCATCGGCGCCGCGATCGACCGCAGCCTCCGCCTCGACGAGTACGACGCTGACCCCGGCCTCGACGCCGCGAAGAGCATGCTCGGCGCCCTCGCCCGCGGCCTGGGCGCCGCGTACGACCAGCTCAACCAGCACGATGGCGATTGACCTCGACACCGTCACCCGGGCTCTGTCGCCGATCCACCTCCGCAGCGTGGTCGAGTCGACAGCCCGGATCAACATCTGGCAGGGCAGCGTCCGGTCGGGTAAGACCGTCGCAAGCCTGTTGCGGTTCTTAATGGCAGTCGCGACCGCCCCGGCCAGCGGCCGGGTGCTGCTGTTCGGCAAGACCCGCGAGAGCGTCAACCGCAACGTCTTCTCCGTGCTCCAGGATCCGGCCCTGTTCGGCCCACTCGCACGGCTGGTCAAGTACAACCCGGGCGCGCCAACCGGAAGCATCCTGGGCCGCGAGGTCGACGTCCTGGGCGCCAACGACGCCAAGAGCGAACCCAAAGTGCGCGGCATGACCTTGTGCCTCGCCTACGGCGACGAGCTCACCACCATCCCGGAGCCTTTCTTCACCCAGGTGCTCGCCCGGCTGTCGGTCCCTGGGGCACAGCTGTTCGGCACCACCAACCCAGACAGCCCAACCCACTGGCTCCGCAAGAAGTACCTGCTGCGCGCTGGCGAGTTGAACCTCAGGACCTGGCACTCGACACTCGACGACAACCCACACCTTGACCCCGCCTACGTCGCCAACCTCAAGGCCGAGTACACCGGCCTCTGGTACCGCCGCTTCATCCGCGGCGAGTGGGTGCAAGCCGAGGGCGCCGTCTTCGACATGTGGGACGAGACCCGTCACGTCATCGCCCCAGACCAGATCCCCGCCATCACCCGGTGGATCTCCATGGGTGTCGACCACGGCACCCGCAACCCCCTCCACGCCGTCGTCGTGGGCCTCGGCGTCGACGGGGTCCTGTACGTGGTTCGCGAGTGGCGTTGGGACTCGTCCCTGCGGCGCCGCCAGCTGACGGTGTCCGAGTACGTCGACCGGATCCGCCAGTTCTTGCACGACGTGCCGATCCCGGGCACCGGGCTCACCGGCATCACCCCCGACTACGTCATCGTCGACCCCTCGGCGATCGAGCTGCGGGTCCAGATGCACCAGGCCGGCCTGCCCACGAGGGTCGCCGACAACGCCGTCCTGCCCAGCATCCAGGCGTTGTCCTCGCTGCTGGGGCTCGGGCTGCTGCGGATCAGCGCCGACTGCACCGACCTGCTCGCCGAGATCCCCGGCTACTCGTGGGACGACGACGCCGCCGCGAAGGGCATCGAGCAGCCGATCAAGGCAGATGATCACGGGATCGACGCTCTGCGCTACGCGGTCTACTCGACGCGCTCGGTGTGGCGGTACCTGCTTCGCCACCAGCTTCAGCTCGCCGCCTGACCTGGAAGGGAGGTCTGATGCCGCTACCCGACGGCAACATTGAGTGGCCGCCGAAGACCTGCCAGAAGGTCAACGAGCAGCTGGCCGTGTGGGCGGCGTGGTGGACCGGCGACCCCAACCAGCTCGCCGCGATCTACGGTGGCGGCCTCACTCCCAGCGGAGCAACGGAGTCTACCGAGTACCGGTTCGGCCGCCTCAGCAAGGCCGTCGACCGGGTGCGCCGCTGGTTCTGGTCCTCGTCGACGGCGCGGACGCAGCAGCGCACCCGCCTGCACGTCCCCCTGGCCGGCGACATCGCCGCCGCCTCCGCCGACCTGCTCTTCTCCGAGCCGCCGCGGGTCACCGCCGACCCCGACGGCCCCGACGGCCAGCCCGTCGACGAGGCCGCCCAGGCCCGCCTCGACCTGCTCTGGCAGGACGACACCCACGCCGTCCTGCTGGAGGCTGCCGAGATCTGCGCGGCCATGGGCGGCGTCTACCTGCGGATCGTGTGGGGTCCGGACCGCCCGTACCCGTGGATCACCGCTGTCCAGCCGGACGTCGCCGTCCCCGAATGGAAGTGGGGCAGCCTGTCGGCGGTGACGTTCTGGCGGGAGCTGGGGCGGGACGGCCGCACGGTGTGGCGGCACCTGGAGCGGCACGAGCCCGGCTGGGTGTGGCACGGCCTCTACGAAGGCACCGTCGACGAGCTAGGCCGGCCGATGCCGCTGACCGAGCGGCCGGAGACCGCGCCGCTGGCCAGCGACCGGCTCGTCGATGGGCAGGGCCTGCGCACCGGCACCGACCGGCTGACAGCCGTGTACGTGCCGAACACCAGACCGAACCGGATCTGGCGGACGATGCCGGATGCGGTCCACCTGGGCCGGCCGGACATCGCCGGCTGTGAGCCGCTGCTGGACGCGCTGGACCTGACGTACTCGTCGCTGGTGCGAGACATCGACCTGGGCAAGGCCCGGCTGGTCGTGCCCCGCGAGTACATGCAGAATCTCGGCCCTGGCCAGGGTGCGACGGTGGACCTGGACCAAGAACTCTACGAGGCGGTCAACGCCATGGCCGCCGAAGGCGGCGACAAGATCCAGATCGAGCAGGTCCAGTTCGCAATCCGGGTACAGGAGCACCAGCAAGCCATCGACGCGCTCAAGCGGGACATCATCCAGTCGGCCGGCTACAGCCCCGGCACGCTGGGCAGCGGCGCGCAGGACGGTCAGGCGGTAACCGCCACCGAAATCAACTCCCGTGACCGTAAGTCGCTGATCACCCGAGAGCGGAAGATCCGCTACTGGCGATCAGCCCTCGCCGACCTGCTGGAAACCTGGACGCACGTCGACGCCGCCGTCTACGGCTCCGGTATCCGCCCGCAGCGCCCGCAGATCGAGTGGCCGGACGCCGTCAAGATCGACCCGCTGACCCAGGCCCAGATCATCCAGTACCTCTCCGCCGCCGACGCGATCTCCACCTGGGAGATGGTGCGGCTGCGGAATCCAGACTGGACTGACGAGCAGGTCGAGGCCGAGGTGGCCCGGATCCGCGGCGATCGGCCGGCCCCGGTCGAGATCGGGCCGGCGCTCGGCGCCCTGGCCGGCAATGAGGACCAGGCGGCGGAGCCGGAGGAGTAGCCGATGGCGCTCACCGGCGACCAGATCGAAGCGATTACCCGGTCCGTGGTCGAGCTGTACCGGGCAGCCGAACAGGCCATCCTGCGAGAGGTCACCCGACGTCTCGCTGCAGGCATGGACGCCCCGGACTGGGCGGCCACGCGTCTCGCCCAGGTATCCGCGCTGCGACGCATAGCCGAGCGGATCCTAGACGCGGTCGCCGACGAATCGGCGGTCGAGCTACGAGCCACGCTCGCCGAGGCGTACCGCACCGGGCAGGCGATCGCCACAACCCAGCTACCTGCACAGCTGCTACCTCGTGATCCGGACGCTGTGGCCGCGGCGGCAGGGCAGCTCGCCCGGACCCCAGTGATCGAAGCGCTCGCTGCCGCCCTGGTCGCGGACGTCGGACAGCGGCACGCCAATGTTCTGCGCCACGTGCTGGACGTGTACCGGACGGTGATCCAGCAGGCGACCGCGGTTAGTGTGGCTGGTGGGATGACCCGTCGGCAGGCCAGCCAGTGGGCTTACGCCCGGCTCGTCGACCAGGGCGTGACCAGCTTCGTCGACTCCGCCGGCCGCCGGTGGCGGCTGTCCAGCTACGTCGAGATGGCCGTCCGCACGGTCACCCAGCGGGCCGCTGTGCAGGGCCAGACGGACCGGCTGAGCAGCCTCGGCGTGGACACGGTGATCGTGTCCGACAGCCCACGGGAGTGCCCCCGGTGCAGGCCGTGGGAAGGCAAGGTGTTGTCCATCTCCGGCAACCTGCGTGGTCGGGTGGAGCTGCCGAGCATGGTCGGTGAGAGCACCGTGGTGGTGGACATCGCCGGCAGCGTGGATGAGGCCCGGCGCGCGGGGCTACAGCACCCGAACTGCACGCACAGCTTGCGTGCGTTCCTGCCCGGGGCGACCCGCCCGGCCCGGCCAACCGCGAACGCCAAGGGCTACGAGGCCAAGGAGCGGCAGCGGGAGATCGAGCGGCAGATCCGCAAGTGGAAAGAGCGTGAAGCCGCGGCCTTGACCGACGAGGCGAAGGCGGGCGCTGCCGCGAAGGTCCGTGCATGGCAGAAGGCCATGCGCGACCACCTCGCCGCCAATCCCGAGTTGAAGCGGCTGCCGTACCGCGAGCAGATCGGCGCCGGCAACCTGCCTCGCTGAACCAGACCACCCCGGCCAGGCGCCGGGACACCACACCACGCGAGAGACCAGGAGCCTCCGCATGACCACGACCACACCCACCGGCGAACCGACCCCGTCGTCGCCGCCTACCGGCTCGGCCCCTGCGGCGCCTGGCGCGCCCACCAGCGGTCCGGCCACCCCAGCGGCCCCGGCCACCGCGCCGGCCGCACCCCCGGCCCCACCGGCACCCGTGGCGCCCGGCGCGCCCGGACCGGAGGGCCAACCGGTGTACGTGCCGCCCGGGTACATGCTCGTCCCCGCCCAGGGCCAGGGCCAGGTGCCCTCGCCCGCGGCCTCGGGACCGCAGTACGTTCCGGTCGCTCCGCTCTCCCAGCCCGCCGACAGCCAGGAAGGTGATCCGGATGACCGGGACATCTCCCGCCTGCCGGGCTGGGCTCAGAACCTCATCGCCGGCCTTCGGCGAGAGAACGCAGAACGGCGCATCTCGGAGCGGACCGCGGTCGTCACCCAGCACGGTCTCGCCGCCGCGCAGCAGCTCGGTGTCAACCCCGCCGCGCTGTTGTCCAGCATCCCGTGGGCCGAGGCTGCCAAGCAGCTTGACCCGCGCGCGCCGGACTTCCCGCAGCAGCTGACGGCGACGATCGAACGGATCGTCCAGTCAGCCCCGTGGATGCGGGCCGAGACCGCCCAGCCCCAGCCCGCTCAGGCCCCGCCGCCGCCCCCGTCGGGCGGCGACTTCAGCGCCGGTAGCGGGGCCGGGGCACCGATCACCCGCGAACAGCTCGCCTCCATGTCGCCTGACGAGATCGCCAAGGCGTACGCGGAAGGCCGGCTCAAGCACCTCATGACCTGAGGAAGGGCGCCAGATGGCCATCACGAAGTTCGTGCCGGAGATCTGGTCCGCGCTGCTCCTGACCTCGCTCAAGAAGAACCTGGTCCTCGCCAGCCTGTGCAACCGCAGGTACGAGGGTGAGATCCGGGGTGGCGGGGACACGGTGCGGATCACGTCGATCTCCCGGCCGACGGTTCAGAGCTATACCCGCAACAGCAACATCACCTACGAAGAGCTCAACGACGCCGAGCGGACCCTGGTCGTCGACCAGGAGAAGTACTGGGCGTTCACCGTCGACGACGTCGACCGCGCCCAGGCGCGCGGGGATTTCGTGTCCGAGGCGATGGACGAGGCCGCGTACGCGATCGCCGACGTGGTCGACCAGTACATCGCGTCGCTGCATACGCAGGTCGCCGCCGGCAACGCGCTCAGCACCGTCTCGGTGCCGACCGCCAATCCCAGCTACGTGTACGACAACATCCTCGTCCCGCTGGGCGTGAAGCTGGACGAGGCCAACGTGCCGTCCGAGGGCCGCTGGTGCGTCATCCCGCCGTGGCTGCACGGCCGGCTGCAGAGGGACGACCGGTTCATCGACGCGAGTGCGGCCGCTGACGGCGGGACCGCTCTGCGGCGCGGTTACATCGGCCAGGCCGCCGGCTTCCAGCTGTACAAGAGCAACAACATGCCGGTGGTGACCGGCGACGACTACCTGGTGCTGGCCGGCACGTCCGACGCGATCACCTTCGCCAGTCAGATCACCAAGACCGAGGCGATGCGCTCGGAGGACCGCTTCGCCGACCGGGTGCGCGGCCTGTACGTGTACGGCGCCAAGGTCATCCGCCCGGACGGGATCGCAACCGCGTTCGCGTCCCAGACCTGATCAGGAGGACAAGATGGCTCGTACACCGCTGGTTCCCCGGGCGCTGACCGTCAACGGCTCGTCCAACGGGGCGACGGGAGCGACCACGATCGATGCGACGCTCGTCAGCAACGGGTCGATCATCAACAACGCGATCCCGGAGCAGATCATCCTGCGGGTCACTCACACCGACGGCACCCCGCACGACATCATGATCAGGAAGGGGGTCAACCCGCCGGCGGTCGCGGCTGGGCAGGGGGACCTGGTCGTGGAGGTCGCCGCCACCAGCGGCGTCGTCTACATCGGGCCGCTGGAGTCCGGCCGGTTCCTTCAGTCGGACGGGTCGATCCACATCGACTACGAGAGCGGCTTCGCCGGCACCATCGACGCGATCTTCATCCCGAGGGCGTGAGGCGTGACCATGGTCGAGACCGGCTGGTACCGCACCGAGGGCGGGATGATCATCCAGATGGACCACCCGCTGCCCGAGCCGATCGCGCAGCGGGTGGCCCGCGGCGACATCGTGCGTGTGGCTGGCCCGGACGGTGCCCCCTATGTGGCGCCGGATGAGCCTCCGCCGCCGCCGGACCCGGTGGCCGTGCTGCGCGCTGAGCTGGCCGAGGCGAAGGCGCAGGTCGAAGCCCTGACCGCCGAGCGCGACGAGCTTCGCGCCAAGCTCGCCGAGGCGGCTCCGGCCAAGGCCACCAAGACGGCCAAGGCTAAGGAGCCGCCGTCATGATCATCAGCGATCAGGTGGAGGTCGACGACCAGGCCGCCGTCGTCCTGGTCCCGGCCTCCACCGCCCGAGGCCGCCGCGTCTACCTGCGCTCCACGTCCGGCGATGACCCGGTGTACCTCGGCCCGGCCGGCGTCACCGACGCCACCGGCGCCGCTCTCCTCGACACCGACCAGTGGACGCCGTTCGAGATCCACGAGAGTGACGCGCTCTACGGGATCTGCGGCTCGTCCGGCAGCGCCACCGTCCACGTCCTCATCACCTAGGAGGGGCTGCGATGAGGGCCATCACCGCACAGTGGGCCGGCGCCGTGACCGCGCTGCGTGGGGGAAGCGGAGGAACCGGAGGAGGGGTTGCCCATGGCGATCCGGGTGTACGCCACCAGTAGCGACTACGAGACCTGGACCGGGGTCACGCCGGCGCCGTCTGACATCGGCTCGGCGCTCCGGGCCGCATCACTGCTGGTCGAGACGGAGATGCTCCGGACCGCGGTCTACGACGTCGACGACGACGGACTACCGACCGAGGAGGAGGTGACCGACGCGCTGCGGGATGCGGTGTGCGCTCAGGCCCAGTACACCCGGTCGCTGGGGGATGCGCAGGGCATCGGGGCCGGCTCGGTCACCGGCTTCAGCATCGGGCGGCTGTCGGTGCAGCGAGGCGGTGCCGCGGCTGGCAGCCAAGGCTCGACCGGTCTACCGGCGCACTGGTCGCCCCAGGCGTGGGCCATCCTTCAGGCGGTATCCCCGACCGTGCTGTCTTGGCGCGGCATCTGGAGCTGGTGATGGACTGGTCTGAGTTCTGCGCGCACATTCCCTCGCCGGCCACCGTCACCGTCGAGGCCTACCAGGGCAGCGGAGCGTACGGGGACGTCTACGCTGCTCCGGCCACCGTCACCCCGTGCGTCGTCGAGGCAACCCGCCGCCTGGTCCGGGTCCAGACCCAGGACGCCGCCGGCGCTGAGGCGGTCTCCTCCACCACCGTGTACGCGCCGCCGGACACGGTCGCGCCGCCCGGGTCCCTGGTCACCCTGCCGTCCGGGCGGGTCGCCCGCGTCCTGGCGGTCGCCCGGCTCGACGACCACGGCATCGGCCTACCCAGCCACATGGAGCTGTCCCTGGAGTAGTAGCCGTGGCCGATGACGCCTTCGAGCTGCACTGGGACGGGGACGACGTCCGCGCCGCGTTCAGGCGTGCGTCCATGGAGGGCCTGGAGCTGGCCGCCGAGCACCTGCTCCAGGCGTCTAGCGCCCTGGTGCCGCACGAGGAGGGTGACCTAGAGCGATCCGGTGAGGTCACCGTCGACCGCACCACTGGCGTGGTGGCTGTCTCCTATGACCGACCCTACGCGGTCAAACAGCACGAGGACATGACGCTCCGGCACGACGAAGGACGGCAGGCGAAGTTCCTGGAGAAGCCCATGAGCACCGAGAAGGACACCATGCTCGCCCTGGTCGCCACGGCCGCTCGCAAGCGCCTGGGAGGCTGAGATGGCCGGTGACGGCTGGACCTCCCGGCTCCTGACCGGCCTCGCCGAGCACCTCGCCGCCGCTGGTGTCGGCACCTGGCGGCCCACCGGCGCGTACCAGCCGACCGAGACGGGCATCGTGATCCGGGCGGTACCGCAGTCCCCGGACCGGATCATCACGCTCGCCGCCTACCCAGTCGGCACCACCCTGCCAGGGCTGGCCGACCACCAGACCGCGGTGCAGATCCGGATCCGCGCCGGCACCGATCCCCGCGAGGCCGACGACCTGGCCGACGCGATCTGCGATGCGCTCGACGGCGCGCACGGGCTGACGTGGGGCGGGATCGCCGTGGTGCAGGTGTGGCGGCAGTCCTACACGAGCCTCGGCCAAGACAGCAACGGCCGATGGGAGCGGTCGGAGAACTACTACATCGACACCATGCGCCCGACGGCGCACAACACCGACTAGGAGGACCCGTGGCTACCACGCCGACCGACCGTGTGACGATGCTCGCCCGCCGGCTACGGGTCGACATCGACACCGCCACCTACCCGGCCAGCCAGTACCAGCAGCTCAGGGGCATCTACGAGCTGAACCCGATCATCGAGCCGCGTGTCCAAGACGACGAGACGTACGACGACGAAGGATGGCTGCGGGAGGCCACCACCGGCGGCCAGTGGCGGATCGAACTCAAGTTCAAGCACTCGACGGGCAGCGACGGGGAAACCCTCGATCCGGTGCAAGCGTTCCTCCGGGAGAAGTTCCTCGCCGCCGTTGCGACCGACGTGCGCTCCGGCGAGATCGGCGTGATGCTCTACGACCGGGAGGGGCGGAGCACCGGCTACGAGTGGGAGGGCCGCGCCTACGTCAAATCCTGGGCCAGGGACAACAACGCGGTCGGGGACACCGAAGGCATCAGCATCACCCTTCAGGGACAGGGCCCGCTGACGCCGATCACCAACCCGCTGGCCGACCTGACCCCGGTGGTGACCGGGCTCAGCCCGTCCACGGGCGCCGAGATTGGCGGCAACCTGGTCAACATCTACGGCCGCCATCTCACGGCCGCGTCGGCTGTCAACTTCGGCTCCGACCCAGCCGGGGACTTCACGGTGGTCAGTGACAGCCACATCGTGGCATCCGCCCCGTCCGGATCCGGCGTCGTGAGCGTGCGGGTGACCACCGCGGCCGGGCAGTCCGCTGACACGGCCGCCGACGACTACACCTACGTCTGATGGCTACGACGCTCACTGACCTCGACCGCTACTTCAGCCCTGGCCTGACGCTGACCGTGCTGGGCCGGGAGTACACCGTCCCGCTCGCCTCCGCCGAGCTGGGCCTGTGGTGCCGGCGGCTGGCGCAGATCACCGGGGAGCTGCATGCCGCCTCTACGGAGGCGGAGATGCAGGCCGTCGTCGACCGGATCGAGGCGCTGCCGCAGCTGCCCGGCGGTGACGATCTGTCCCTGCCGGAGCGGGTCCTCGGCGACGCCTACGAGCGTATGGTCAACGACCAGGTGCCGGATCCGTACATCCAGTTCTGCGCCCAGACCGCGTACATCTGGATCATCGGCGGTGAGGAGGCCGCCGAACGGTTCTGGACGTCTGGCGGCCGCCCGGAAGGCTGGGGCCCGGCGAACCGACGGGAGCGCCGGGCAGCACACCGGCAGGGCGGATCCTCGACGACCACGAGTACGGCCGCGGCGAGTACGACCCCGTCACCGGGCTCTGGGAATGGTACGAGCTCCCGGAAGAGCGGACGGCGGGCGTCTCGTGGACAGAGATCCTGACGCACTGGGCACTGGTCGAGGCCGACCTGCACAGCGAGTACGGCATCGACGTGGAGGACCGGGAGCTGATGCGCTCCCGGTCCTGGCGGTGGCTGGAGGTGCGGATAGCGGGCCTGCTGGCAGCTGACACCCGGCTGTATCGGGCGCTCGCGCCCGAGCCGGAGCTGCCGGACGTCCCGCCCCGGATGCCGGGCCTGCGCTAGAGGCTCTTGGCGATCCGCACCATGTCGGTGCGGGCGTCTTCGCTGGTCAGGTCCTGGTCGTCGGTCCACATCAGGACGTACCGGCCAGCCTGGCGGGCGTCACCGACCTTGGCCAGAGTCTTCGCGGCTGCCGCTGCGGTCGCGTCGTCGGCGTACTCGATTACGGTGACAGCATCGGTCGTGATCCGGGACTCGCAGCCCTTCCCCGTGTCACCCTCCTTCGCCTTGCAGCCGCTGGTGGTGTCGCGCGGGTTCGGCAGCGGCCACTTCTCGGCGATGGCGTCCACGACCTGCTGAGCGCCGGACGTCTGGGCCGCCGGCTCGGCCGGCTTGTCCTCGCTGCTGCTCCCGCAGCCGGTCAGCGCGATCACTGCCGCTGCTGCTACCGCTACATGCCGTGCTCTCACTCGTGCCTCCTTCAGGACATCCGATGCACGGTATCGGTGATCACTCATAGCGGCGGTCTGATATCCGACAGCGAGGGGGGTGCCTCGTGGCGTTGAAGCTCGGTGAACTCGTGGCCTACCTCAAGGCCGACGACACCGCCCTGGACCGAGCACTGAGGGCCGCCCGCACCAAGC